AACCCAGATGAAATGTTCGCGGCATCTATGTATGTTAAGTCTATTCAAGATAGAACCAATTCAATGATTGGTTGTATAGAGGGAGAATCTTGGAAGCAAGGAAATATTACAGAAGAGCAGTTTAAAAGGATTGTTAAAAAAATGCCTGACTGCTCTTATAAGACTAATGTTGCTATGAGTTACTTCTTCGGTTAAATAATTATATTGGTAGCTATTTATCTTAAATTAATTTAGCTTCTAGTCTCGTAAACTCAAATGTTGCTGTTGCAGCAATTTCTGCCTCACTATTATAGTCCCAGTTAATTTCAGATAATGTAGTTGGAAATGCTCCTATATAATCCCATTGAATTTTTCTGTTATTATATTCATCAAGACCAAATACTGTTAAGTTGGAAGAATATATTGGAAGTACTTGACCAGGATGAGGATATTTTATAATCTCGTCGGCATTAACAGTTCCTTGTTTAACATCGTTTATTACATCCAACCACTTATATATAGCCCAATAGTTTTTATATTCATTATCGATGTTAAATTTTAAATTCAGAGAGCTATAAGCTGGTCGTGCATGTGAGCTTACTTTAATAGATTGAGCACCATATGGTAAGGTTTGTTCTGGTACACTAATATTAGGTGTCACTGTACCAGCGATACTAATCTCTAAACTATTCGCATCAATGCGATTGTTTTTTCTAGCGATATTATCTCTAATCTCTTTTATACCTTCTGGTAAATTTAAAACTAGAATAAATTTATCTTGTCTATTTTTATTAAATGGTGATTGTTTCATACTCTAACATATCCTTCTGCTTCTAATTTATCCATATCACTTAATTCAGCGTCGCCAAAAATATTTATGTCTTCAAAGTAAACTGGGTTAGGTTTCCAGGTGTCATCTATATTTTGCATTTTATAGTCTTGGAGAAAGTTACTAAATTTTTGATCTATATAATCTCCTAATTCAAGTTTTGCTGGGCGTTGATTGTCGTCTATTTCTGTTACATTATAATATCTCTGTACTATACTATTTTCTAAAATTAATAACGCCCACGTTAAAGACATAACTCTATCATCATAATCATAACCAGGCTGGGCTGCCCATGATCCATTAGGATATCTTACAAAATTCTTAAGCTCTTCAACTGCAAGTTTAGATTTTAATTTAACACATTTAAGTTCATTTACCCAGTACCTCATATTAGTAACACCTTTATATTTGGTATTTGTATGAGCGTAAATTCCTAACCTGTCATATTTAATTTGACCTATTTTAGGAGAATAATTTACAATATTTCTATAATTGTATTGATGATATAAATTATCTACAACCTGACTACCACAATTATTTCTCTCTATACAAACAGGAGGTGTACCCCAGTGATAACAAATGTCTCTAACTTTAGTTGTAAACTCAAATGGGTTAATTTCATTACTAGCATATTCAGCTACTTGAGTAATATTTTGTAAGTCAGTAATATCTAATACTTGTATAGCACTATAGTTTTGTTGAACACCTTCTGCGACGTCAACACCTATTGTATATAAATGATCTTTATTAGGTTCTTCCCAAACACTATAACAACCATCTTCAAATAAATGTTGAGGGTCTTTTGTCTCACTAGCAAGCTTAAGATAAAACTCTTCATCAATAAAAGAGTCACCAGTATCAAGAAACTTACATTCAAACTCTTGTGCGAATGCCTCTAAGCTACCTATCGAACGAATAGTCTCTTGTTTCCATGCTTCATCGCGACCAGGTATTTCATGCCATAATATTTTCTCTGCGTGCCAGTTACTCTTTCCATTTACAGCATCAGTATAAAGATTGAAAAATAAATTATTACTACCATTAGGAGTTGAGGCGACAAATATTTTAGATTTTTTGGAACTTGAAATAATTGGATAAACTGATTTCCAAAAACTATCAACTAAATTATTTGGAATAAAAGCAAGCTCATCTAGAATTAATACATTAACAGATTCACCACGACCAGCATCTGAACTTGTAGTGCTAATACCAATACTACTTCCATTTGCTAATTTCATAGAAGTCTTACCATACTCTAATACACCTGGTTTAAGAAAATTAGGTAAATTTTCATATGCTAATCTAACTCTAGAAAAAATACTAATAGCAGTTTGTTCTTTATTAGCAACAATTAATATGCGTTGATCGTCTTGAAAGCATGCTATCCAAAGAGCATAAATTGTCATCATTGTCGTTTTACCAGTTTGTCTTGAAGCAAGACAGGATACAAATCTATTGTCTCTTAAAGCACGTAACACTCTCTTTTGACAAGGATATAAAGCTATTTTTGTTTTACCAACATCTAGGTTAACAATGTGAAAATAATTCTCAGCAAAATGAAGAATATTCATTTTTGCCTTCTTAAGATCTTTGACCATTTCTGGAGTCCACTCGAACTCCATATTTGCGTTAGGTAAGTTTTTATTACCTAAATAAAATTTATCCTCTTTTTTTTGCCTGGGCACTATAAATATTTACATGAACAGCAAAGATTTACTCTCTATTAATGAGGCCTTTGCGAAAGCGTCGTCGAAGGTAGCTACCGATGAGCCCGCAAAGAAGGACGAAGTAGTTACCGAAGACACAGAGACAGTAAGTGAAGCCACTTCTGCAGTCGCTAAGAAAAAGAAGGATCGTGAAGACGTTCCTGCGGAAGAGACAGAAGATGTTGTCGATGAGACCGTGGAAGACGATGCGATTAGTAATATAATGGGCGATTATGAGAAGAGCTTATCTAAGAACTTCGGTGTTAAGAATGTCAAGGAGAAAGCTACTGGTAAAGATTTTAAGAAACCGGATGAGAAGGTATCTGAGGTAGATTCAAAAACTCAACGTCCAAAGGGTGAAGTAAAAGCTGACGAAAAAAGTAAGGATGTCGGTGGAGCTAAAGAAGACTTACAGGAACCAGTTGAGGCGGCTGAAGATAAAGAAGAAAAAAAGTCTAAGAAAAAGAAGAAATCAGTTAAGGAGAGTATAAATACTTCTAACAAAGGTACTATTATGTCAGAAGATAAATCAATATTTGATAAGCTCTATGAGAGCGTAATGGGTGAAGACGACAAAGACTTCGAGCTCGGAATCGGTGATGATGAACTTGCTCCCGATGCTGGTGATGAATTCGGCGACGAAGGTGGCGAGGAAGTCACAGTAACATTAACACCAGATCAAGCCGCGGCTCTTAAAGCTGTTGTTGATCAGCTTCCATCAGATGACGAAGATCTTGGCGACATTGACGCCGAGGATCCGTTAGCCGATACCGACGAACTAGAAGATAGTGTCCAAGAGGATACTACACAAACTAGTGACGGTAAGAAGCCTGGTACTGATCCTTCTGACGGCGGTGGTAAGACTACAGATCCTGCTGCTGATAGTTTAGGTGGTAAGAGTTCTGGTGATGGAGCCGTTCCTGTTACAGACAAGGAAGGTACGGAGCAGACAGGTGATGGTAAAAAGCCTGGTGTTGCTAAGAATTCTGGGAAACCTGGTAAACAAGCCGTCTAACTGACAAATATAAAAAAACCTTTAAAGGGCCCCTTGCATTGCAGGGGGCTTTTTTTATTAAATAATTAAAATGTTTAAAAAGATATTTCTAGAGCTTCTTAGGCAACCACGTCGGACGAGAGTATTAGAGCTTGTCAAAGTGAGAAATATATTAGGTAGTAGGCGATTTAGAGGATCTACTGGGGCAAAAGATAATAAGCTCTTACCAGCTGTTCATCATGCTGATCCAAATTATCCAAAAAAATTAGAAACTCTTAAAAATATGCAATCAGGTCTATTTTTGTTAGATGACCAAGAAGTACAATCAGTAAAAAACATGTTTGAAATTACCGATCTAGAAGAGATCGGTTCCCGTAATTTAGGTAATACAGGTATAACGTTTTATATTGCAGATAATAAATATTATATTAAAAAATAATGGGAGCATTTCTTACAACGACAATTAATGCAGTAAAGTATTATGAAGACGCTGAAAATACTACCCGGTTTAATTATAAATTAAGTGGTACTAATGAAAGGGCTCAAACATATAAAAGATGGTGGAAAGAGCAAATAAGATTATACGGAACAAAAATAGATTATTATGTTCGCGATTTTGCTCTTAGTGCGACTGATAAAGTTTATGGAGAAAATACCCACCAAGGATATCATCCTAAAGCCACATTTGTAATGTTAATGAATTTAACAGATGGTTCTCTTACGTATTCTCAATATGGTCTGATTTCAGATGATGAAATAGACGCAGTAATAGATATAGAAACATTTCAACAAAATATATCATCTTATGCTGGTTCAGTTTCTGCTTCATTACCAAAAGCAGGAGATGCCTTTCAATTAACTGAGTATGGTGATGATCGAACTGGTGGTCGCGATGGTAAAATATTTGAAGTTACTGAGCGTATGGATGAATTGATTGGTGAGATAAATCAATTACAAGGCCATTATGTCTTTAAATTAAAAGCTCGTCGGAACGACCATACATTCTTACCAGGAATACCTGCAGAGGCTGGTTCTACCATGGTTACAGATGCTTCCGGAGTTGGACCACTTACTGCTATAGAAACAGATTATATCAATGATTTAGATACCGAACAGTCAACATATTTTGACTACGGGACTAATGACGATGTATATGGGGACTACTATTAACAGTCGACTGTAGTTTCTCTTGCTTATATTCGTACTCTATATCTTTTAATACAGAGTGATATCTCTCGTTAATATATTTGTTAATTGGAATTGGTTTTAAACAATCTTTAGTATATCCAGTTTTCTCTGCTTTGTCGGATATAATATTAACTGCTTCGTATAGACACATCCACCGAGCTAGTGGTGAATAGTCTGTTTCTGTTTCTGTCTTATTTATCATATATTATATTTGTCGGTAGTATTGTGCTTATATCTATTTGTACTTTATTTTCTGCGTTACACTTATCACATTCAAACGTATTTTCTTCTGTAAGGTCAATACTAATATTGTTTACTTTCTTACAACCCTGACATTCAATCATTACCATGTTTTTACTTGCGAGTTGTGCTAGAGATAATGCTTCTTTTTCGAGTTGTAGTCTTGCGATATATCTAAGTATATTATTGTATAATATAAAAAATATTATTTGTACAGCACATGCAAAAATAGATGCTTGTATAAAAGAGATTAGTGTAGGGTTAAAGAAATAATATATACCTCCTATGCTACTTGAAATTATTATTAAAAAAATTAAACTACGAATTATCTGCGCCATCATGATCTAAATCGTCCGCTACCGATTTTATGATATCTTGAATTTTTTGCAACTTCTTATTTACGGATAATTTAGTTTTTTCGTCCGAACGAACAGTAGGGTTTTCGAATAATTGATTCAAAAGATAAGTAGCGTCAGATATACTTTTAAATGCTGATCCTAATTGTTCTACCGCATGATCACCAGGGAACGGTACTAGGTCTGCTTTAACTTTATTATATGTTTCTGGACTCGATTTTGCGATGTCAGCAAGAGTTTTAGTAGTTGGTCGAACGTGTCTAGACTTAACATCCTTCCAATACTTGTTGGTGTACATATATAAATCTTCGAAAAGTATGCCTTTCATCATAAGTATTTAATAAATACTTACATGGGAAAGTTTGAAAATAAATTTTTATCTGTATTAAAAGAAGATGAGGTTCCAGCAGTTGATGCAAATCCAGCGGATGATGCCCAGTCGTTTGCAGGTAGTTTAGACGAACCAGATAACGCTAGTGATTTTGAAGATATACAAGACAATCAACCGAATACTGCGAATGAGCTATCTCAATTACAAGAGTGGGTTGATAATATTGACGAAGTTGTTGACTATTTAAACGGTGGTACTGATAGTGTGTTAGGGTATTTACGAACAGATAATAAAACCGGGACAATTTTTGATGGAGTATCAGATGCTACTAAATCAGAGATTCTAGATATTTGTGAACGATTAGCTAGTTTGAATCAGATTTTCAAAAACTTATATATAGAAAAACATAAATAATTAAGATTATGGCAACAAAAGCAGAATTAACTAAAAAGGTAGATGACTTAACTGCAGCGGCAACTACAGCACGTACAACTTGGAAAGAAGCGATTCCAGGACCAGATGATCCTAAGATGACAGACACCGAGCAAGCTGAAGTCGATCGACTTGAAGAGGCGTATAATACAGCGAAAGCAGCACGAAAAGCTGCCGAGAAAGAATTAGCTAATTGGATCGAGGCGCAGCGAGTTGCAGAAGCAGCTGGTACCCCGGTAAATGCTCCTGTAGCTAATGAACTTGAAGATAAACTTCAAGCGGCTTGGGTAAGCAACTGCGTGAGGATGGGATATAATACTTCCAATCCTCGGCCAAAAGATTGGAATCCGTTTAATTAAACTATTATGTATACACGAGGTTCATATACAGTAGCTAAAAGAGCTAGTTCTGGTAACTCTACATCTCTAATTAATATAGGAGATGCGACTGGTGGCTTTGACGGTATTATAATCACATCAACGTTAACGGATGTAGTTACAGCTTATATGATTACCGAGGGAGATGTAACTGATACAGCTGTTCCGTATACTACTGGTCTAGAATTTCCAGCTAATACAGCACCTGGTACCTATAACATACATGTTGGTGCTATTAAATGTGCAACTGGCGCGGATGCTAAAAAGATTATTGCCTTTAGGTAATTTTAGTTAATAAGAGTTTACCTTTTAGCTCTTTAAAACTATTTTTAATTATAAACCGGGATGAGATTTTGTCCCGGTTTATTTTTATACAAATGTCATTAAAATCCTTATATTGTTTAAACTCACTTGGCCATATAAAACACTCTTCTCCTTGACTTAGCAAAGATTTAGTTTTTTCCTTTGCAGTTATGTCACACCATTGATTGTCTAAAACCCATATTCGCTTATGAAACGGATATTGCTGTATTTGTTTTTCTTGTCTCTTAGTAAAGCATGAACGACCTCTACTGATACCACCTACAGCGACACCGTTTTTTACAAAAAAGCTATCAATTGGTCCTTCAAATATAAAAATATACTCTAGATCGTTCGTTATACTATCAAAATTAAATATTGTTTTATCAGCTCCTATTTTAGATAAATATTTTGGTTTTTTATCTTTTTTATTTTGTTCTAATTTACGAGATTGATAAAATAATATATTCTTATCTTCATAGAAAGGAAT